GCTCTTAACTCTGCTCAAACTGCGCTGCGTACATTACGCTGGTGTACTGATGAAGTGACTTGTTGCGGTAACAGCCTAACAGCGGGCTATCTTGCTGCTGCCTCAGAGCTTGCGCTGGTACTTTTTAACAACAGTACCGCAGTTATCGGCGCTTCTAGTCAACTGCCGGCACCAGTAGTTAAACGAGAAAAGTTCGACGTATTCGAGCAGGAATACTTTGATCCTACCACCATGGCACAGGTGCTGCCGAAGGACAAGCGTGTTGGCAGTTATTCGCCCACCGTGTTACGGCTTTATCCATGGCTGCTGGACTTAATCGGCTGCTGGGTTGACCGGCAAAACGAAAGCTCTGTTCGCATTCTTCGAGGCTAAATGAACGCTCCGCAAGATGCCTGGGCAAGACCGTTATCAAAACGGATGATAGACAAGTACAGATCCCAGTCGCTTACCTATATTAAGATAGCTTCTGGTGCTTACAATGAAACCCTAGGAACTGTTGCTGTCACCGAGACAAGGTTTACCGCTGCCGGCGCTGTAACGCGCTCTAAAAAGTCAGAACGCAATGGTACGCAGCAAGGCAATGAAGTTAGCGTATGGGTTGACCATGACACGGTGCCTTGGCCTATCAGTTCCAATGACAGACTCGAATACTTGGGGCGCAAGTGGAAGGTAACAGAAGTCGAAAGCTATGGTAGTGGTATTGACGGCGTTATCGTCGGACCAATCTACCTGACGACGCTAGACGGCAAAATGATTACTACACTGGGCGGCAAAGCCATTGTCATACAAGGCTCTGAAGACGAAAGGCCAACCTTTGCTATGTACGCAAGCAAGATTACAGCGAGGGCAGAATAATGGCAAAACGGCGTAAGCCAATGAAGAAAGGCAAAGGTTTCGGCCTTGAGAAAATGTCTGACGAGATCAGGGATGCTGCATTTACGGCATTGCGTAATGCCGCCAAGGAAGCAGTAAACGATCTTGCTGCTATTAGCCCAGCTTGGGGCGGTGACTTTAGGGATAGCTGGTATGTTGAAACTGCCGATGGCAAAAGAGGCGCAAGGCCAGGCGGCAAAGATGGTAAGTACAATCTTTTTAACATCCCCTTGCTTAAGACCCAAGGCCGTAACGCAAAGGGCCAGTTTACATCTTCCCTGCCAGCAAGCGGAAGCAAAGTTGAGCTGCTTATCGGCAACTCTTCCCCCTACGCGCAAGAGGCAATGGATCTTATCCCTGGCAAGTTTATACGGCAAGAAGAAGATCCAATTAAAGCGCCAGTTGCAATAGGCAGAAGGGTTGGCAAGTACCGGGGCGATGTTAAGAAAATGTCAACAGAAGAAATACTGGAGCGAGGCAAGCGACCGGCGATGTCAACAGCAGAAAAAGACTGGTACGACACTTACATGGGAGGCGGCAAATTTAAGGATGCCATTAAAAAAGGCGCCAAAGCTGGCTTCCTTATTCCTGCAAACAAAAGATGACAGTCCCTCTGCAGCAAATTCGTGGCATTTACGAACGCATTGTAATTGATGCCGCCAGTCCGGTGCGTGTTTATGTTGAGAATCAACTTGCTACTGAGTTTGCAGATGATGATGAATACTGTCTTGTTCGTGTCAACTTTGGGTTGATGCAAGAGCAAGCCATTGGCGCCCAGGCTTCGTGGCACATTCGAGGCTCCCTGGTGTGCGAAATCTTCACCCGCAAAAGCATCGGCCCTGGCCGGGGGCTGGTCATTGCCGGCCCTGTGATCGACGCGCTATCGGCCCTGAACGGCTCGATCCCGCCGCCGGGGCAGTCAATCATCGCTCGCGTCGGCACGCTCACAGGGCCGACCCAGGCGCAGCTACAGGATCGGGCGCATCACTTTACCCGGTTCTCTATGCCCTTCATGGCTCGCTACAGGGAGTAGACTGGCGGCTACAGCAATCACCGGCCACGGGTCGGACCTCCTATGCCCGTCGCTAACTGCGGCCCTGTCAGCGTTCTCACCGGCCAAGATGGCATGATCGCCATGAAGCCCCCCGGCACTCTGGCCTGCCTGCTCGACAAAACTGATTTTCCTGCTCCCGTTAGTCCTGCTACCACTTCAGTTCTTCATATTCCTGCTAATTCTGATTTTCGTGTTGGTGATCCTGTAACTTTTACGGAAAAGGGAACCGCTAACCTTGATGCTGCCATCACTGATGGAACAGTTTATTACATCAAGACCCGCCCTACTCCCACGTCTTGCACTATTTCTGCCACTCTTGGCGGCGCTGCGCTTGCTTTTACCGGCAACGGTGGCGCTGGTGGCGCAAACACTCCAGGCGAAGGCAACCACATCGAGATGAGCTTCGCTACGGCTTACGCCATGTGCGAAGTACCATCCGTTGACCTTACCCTTACAAGGGGCGAGATTGACATTACCTCTCTTCCTTGTAAGCCTGGCTCTGGTACTGGCCCTAAACTTGCTCGATTCCGCAGGTATCAGGCCGGTTTTGCAGATGGCAATGGCACCTTGACTGTGCGCCTTACTGAAGATCGTCTTGCTTTCACCAATCGTATTATTCAAGGTACGATGTTTAACGATCAAAACGGTGCCCAGTTGAAAGCGTACTTTAGTGCCGTCGCTACTACTGGCAACCCGAACATGGTTGACGATGCTGCTTCGCTGCCATGCATCTTCCCCATCGTCCTGCTTAGCCTTAGCGGCGCTATCTCGCAAGATGATAGCCCGACTGAGATTTCGATTAACTATCGAATCTCGGACACCCCCACCAACCTTTTTGGCTTGACTGACTTCTGATCGTTTTTGGATCGTCACACAGCGGGGCTTCGGCCTCGCTTTTTTGTGCCTTGGCCCGGTGCTATGATTCCCTCGTTGCAACATCCTTCCCATGGCCAAAAACGTCAAAGAGCTTCTTAAGGCGACTCGCCAACGTCGCAAAGTGGAGATCACGCTATCCACTGGCGCTACATTTGATATGTATTTTACGCCGCTGACCGAAGCGGAAGACGAAAAAATCAGAGAAGCAGTCAAGACCGATAATAGCACCAATGCCTACGGCTTGCGCGTGCTGATTCTTCGTGCCGAATACGAAGACGGCGAGAAAATGTTTGACCCAGTTGCCGACAAAGGCGTAATGCGCCAAGAATATGCCAAGGCAGACTTGACTGCCATGATGGAAGCCCTGATCTTCAATGGGGGGATGCTGGCAAGCCAGGACTCCAAAAGCGATCAAGGAGGCGATAAAAAAGGATTCGGCCCTGATGCTTAGACTTGCGTTATGCAAGGTGCTCGGAAAGACGCTTTCCGAGCTTGAGCGCGACGCAACTCAGGATGACATAATTATGCACGCTGCATACGAAGAGATCCTGGCCGATCAGATACCAGCCGTCCCACAGGCCAGCCAACCCAGGAGGCGCTAAGGTGGGACACTGGCGCCAGGGCAGGGAGTGGCTGACTATCGGGGGCTAATCAGCGTTGGCGTACAAGGTCTTGGCGAGATTCGCCAACTTAACGCAGCGCTTGAAAGAGCTAACCAGCTGTACGGCAACCTTGAAAGCGCACAGCTTAACGTAGGCCAGATTGCGCAATCTGCCACTCGCAATGTTGAAAGAGCTGCGCGTCAAGTTAATGCAGCCGGTAGGCGCAGAGCGCAAGCGGGACGCGATCTTGCTGGTGCCGGTCGCACTGTTGGGAACGTGGCCATGCGCCTCGACCCTGACACTAGGCGCTTTGTGGCAGGTGGGCCAAATGCTACAGCACGCAGACTGGCAAATGCCCAACTCCGACTTGCTCGGCGCGACGTAAGGGAATCCGACAGGGGCCTGACACAAGCAAATCAAGCGCTAGAAGAAGAGGTGCGAAATCGTCGCCGGGTTGGCGCTATCCAGGGCAGGTACGCGAGAGCGTTGGAACGTACAACCCGCATCCAGGAAAACTTGCAGCGCAGGGGCCTAGACGCAGCCACTCAGGTAGCAGGCGTTTCGACAGGCATTGGTAACGCAAGTCGCGGCAATTACCTTACCAATTTATACCAAGGCCGGCAACGGGAATTTGCGCGAGGTGGCGCTGGCATGGGCTTAAGCCCAGAGCTGCAACAACAGGCCCGCAACGTCCGTGGCGCCTGGGATCTAGCGACTGCTGGCGGCAGGGAAAACCTGCAACTAATGCAGCGGATCGCCACCGAAATGGCGGGCTTATTGCGCCAGCAAAACGAGCTAAACCGTGGCCGCGCTGGGCGATCTATTGCATTTGAAGCCGGAAGACGCGGGCAAGAAAGAATCACCGATCTCTCCCGAATGCAAGGGGCAGATCCCGACAAGATTAGGAGACTGCGTTCTCAGGCGACAAACGTAATTTACACTGGAAATACTATTGGCGATATTGCGGGCTCGCGTGAAGCGGCGCGGCGCATGAATGTGTCGATTAGCAGATATACGCGAGAACTAAATGCGGCGGCGACGGAGCTAGGGCAGCGGCAACGCGCCAGTGGTCGCAACGTAAACGTAAACAGCAGTTGGCAGGTAGCGCTGCAAGATATGCAGAATGCGCAAGCAGAAATAAATCGCGCATCAAAGAAACGTTTTAACGACAAGCTAAGGCAGGAAGAGGCGCGGCAGGCAAGTCTGGGGATCGGTGTCCCTGCTCTGCAACGCATTGGCGGGCCGATTCGGCGTGTTAGCGCAATCCCGATGGGCGGCGGGATTGATTCTGGAATCATGCCCAGAGCGCTTCCAAGCAAGGAAATGCTTAGGGATCGCGTTGCAGGTTCCCAACAAAGACAGCCAAGCAGGCTCGATGAATTGCAGGCTGCACAGCAGAAGCAACTGGCGGAAGAAGCTAAGCGAGCGGCTGGTTCACTGGGGCGCTTTGGCGCAGCGGTGGAGCGCGAAGAGAAGCGGCAGCGGAGCCTTGGGATCGGTGCTCCTAGTCGCGCAAGCGGCTCGACCCAAAGAGGCGGCGCAATCCCGATGGGCGGCCAAGGCGGTCGGCCAGGCATGTTCAATCAATACGCTTCCCCTGCCGGCCCTGGCAACCCGGTTGGCATCGGACAGTTCAGGGCAGAGCAGAAACGCCAGCAGGGTCAAAAGGGCTTCTTTCAGGGCGATGCACGCAGCGCAATCGGTGACGCGCTGATCGGTGGCGCCTTCCCGGCGCTGTTCGGCCAAGGCTTTGGGGCGTCGGCAGGCGGCGCCCTGGGCGGGGGCCTAGGCGGCGCCCTGGGCGGTTCGTTCGGCTTCGGTCTGAGCCTTGTCGGCACAGCGGTAGGCCAGGCCATTGATACAACCGCAAAAAATCTTACCGAACTTGCCGGTGCGCTCAAAACTCCAGGCGACACAATGGAGGCGCTTGCTAAAAGCGGATTCCATGTTAGCAATAGTCTGAAGTTTCAAGTTCAGCAACTCGAATCAGTTGGGCGTGCTTATGACGCGCAGACGCTGGTACTGCAGGAGGTCGAAAAGCGTCTTGGCCCTGGATCGGTGCGCCAGCTTAACGCACTTGAGTCAGAGCAGCGGCGACTGCAGGAGCAATGGTCTTCGATTGCCGGCACACTGCAGTCTGAGTTATTGCCTGCGCTTGTTGGCCTTACTGGCGTAATTGCCGACACCATTAACGTAGCGCGTGGGATTGGGAGCTTGCCAGGCGCCAAACAGATTGGATCTGCTCTTAGGGGCCAGGGGATTGGCGGCGCCATATTAACGGCGGCCAACCCACTTGGCGGCGTGTTCGACAAGCTGCAGCGGCGCGGCAAAGCGGTTGCGGCGGGACCGGCGGGAAACAGGCAGGCTGCAAAACCTCAGGACGAATTTGCCGCCGGAACAGCGCGAGTCCAAGAATCGCGTAAACTTGCAGATCAAATACAGTCGGCTTACCGTGAAGCGTTCAGCCTGCAACGGCAAGCGCATGACTTGCAGCGTGATGGCGCGAAACTAAATAAAGACATTGCTGATTACAGTTACAAAAAAGAACGTGAGATATTCGACTTGCGCCAACAAGCGGCAGAAAAGCAGATTGAGAATAATCGCGCCAGGGCACAAAACCGCATCGAAGGTAGCGATCTAAATGCTCGCCAAACATTTGCGGCGGCTGTTGGCTTTGAACAGCAACTGCTAACAAATGTGCGCGAAGTAGTGCGCTCCAGGAAGGAAGGTGAAGCTGATATTGAGCAGTCAAGAAACAGGCTTGAGCTTGCGATGGCGAAGCTCAATCGTGATGTTGAGGATTACAAGCGCACAAATGCACGCGAAATAGAAGACATTGAGCAACGCAAGCTCTCCTATGTGCGCTCAGTAGAAGATTACAAAATGAAGGTCGCGGATCATGTCCGTGATCGCGCAAGAGAAGCCGCCGATCTAATGCGCCAGGCAATGACGCTGCCTGATATGGGTGCTGCTACTACACCTGGCGGAGCTGCCCGTGCTGGCGCTGTTATGGGGCCATCGAGTGGAACGATTGCGTTTACTGGCGCTACCGGTGTCGGCACCGGACCGCATCTTGACGTGAGATGGGCAGATGGCAGGCCGATAACTTCCGCCGACGCAGATCGTTTTATTCGTGTTGCCGGCAAAGTCCCTTCATCGTTTGGCGTTACCAGCGGCTACGGTCCCCGACGCGCTCCAACTGCTGGCGCTTCCAGCTTTCACAAAGGCGTCGATTTTGGCACGCCTACCGGTACGCCTGTTTCTTTGGTGGGTGGAGCGCGACTTGTCGGGTCAATGACAGAAGCGCAAAGCGGCGGCGGCGGAATAGTTGGGATCATTGACACCCCGATGGGCCAGATGAAGTTATTGCACCTTGAGAAAGTGCTAAAAGGCAATACTCAAGGCCAGACTGCAACACAAATTAGCAACATTCCCGGCCCTAAGTTCAGTCCGGTCCCCATTGGCCCTACCCCTTCTATTGCGCCGGTCAATGCCGCTAACTTGGCGGCACGGCTACAACTTGCCGGCGGAGAAAAAGAAGCGCAACAAATCCTGGAAGAGCAAAATAAGCTCAAACAAAAGGGTATCGAACTTGGCCAGATTGAGCAAATACTACAAGCCAGCCAACTGCCGCAACTCAAGCAACAGGGGGACACCTTAAAACAGCAGATTGAAGCAAGGCAAAGGATTCTTGACCTTAGCGACAATGCTGCTTCAGTTGCTGATATTGAGGCGGAGAGCAAGTCTCGACTTAAGCAGATTGAGCTAGACCGTGTTAGCGCTCTTGCTAACGCCAAAAAGAAGTATGGCGACGATCCTGCAATCGCTAAGCAAATTAACTTTCAAGCTAGCAAAGCGACGGAGATCGCCAAGAATGAAGAGAAACAGCGCCGCACAAACCTTGATCTCAATAATAAGCTGCAAAATCAAGAACGGGCTCGCTCTGCCATCCTGCAACTACAGGAAACATTAGCAACCGGCAAGGCGGAAGCCGCTGCTTTGGAGCGTGGCGAACTTAAGGCGAGCAATGTCGAATTGCTTAAGGCTTCTGAGCTTTATCAGCGTGCAAGTGAAGCTGAAAAGACTAAGCTAGCCTTGCTCACAGCGCAAACCGAAGAGCTTGGCAAGCAAAATGAGTTCCGCAAGCGTATTAACGAAATCAGAAACGAAGCCCGTTTCACTGGCGCCGGCCTGCGTGCAGGGATGATCGGAGCGCCAGCACGGGCTTTTGAGGAGGAGATGAAACGCTCTGGCAATATCGACCGGGCCACTGACCTGGCCAACGAAACCAAGCTGCTTGAAAATCAGCAACTTGTTTGGGGCAACCTCGAAAAGAATATCGTTGCTACGTCTGACGCCATCTCCGGCGCACTGACAAATGGCTTGGTAAGCATTGCCGATGGCTCCAGGGAGATCGAAGACGTAGGGCGCGATATGCTAAGGGCTATCTCTAGCAGCTTTGCCGATTCAGCGCAACAACAGCTAACCACGCTGCTACAGCGTCAAATGGGCGGACTATTCCAGGCCATAGCGTCTCAGGGGCTGCTCTCCGGCCTTGGCGGCGCTGGGGCTGGCGGGCTGGGCGGCGGCCTTGGCGCGGCGCTCTCCGGCTCCCTCGGCAACATCGGATCGGCATTTTCGGCCCCCACCTTTGGGGGCTTCATGGCCAAGGGCGGGACTACCAAGCCTGGCGAGGTTTATGTTACGGGCGAGAAAGAGCCAGAGTTCTTCTTTCCTGGCGTCACTGGCCGGGTTGTCCCACGTTCTGACATGCAAAAAGCAGAAGCATTGCGCAATAGTGGAAACGAATCGGATTCTCTTGACATCAGCTATACTGTCAGGGAAGAAAGGGGAGAGCGTTACGTTACAGAAGATCAGCTACGCAAGAGTAATGCTATGGTTGAAAGGCGAGCGTTTGCCAAGACCATTAACGGCATGAAGAACAATGGCGCCCTTCGTGATTCAATCAACATCTGATGATTGACGTAACCCATTACATTGAGTTCCTTGACGCTACTGGCGCTCCGTTGCCGCTGCCGTTACGCTATCAACCTTTCTTCATTGGAGAGAATAGAACGTTTAACGGACTGGAGTACAAGTTTAGCCCTTACAGTATTGCCGGCGACCTGTCAACCGATGGCAACGAAAGCGGAGACTATGAGTTAATTGCGCCAGCAAACATTATTTCAACCGCAAAACTATGGCAAGCGTCTGAGGATTTATTGCTTGCCAAGGTTTCGACCGTGCTACTTGTTGGCACGCCACCATCTAGCGTAAGCGGATACCCGACATGGAACGAGTTGAACTTTCTAAGCTCAACCATTTGCGCTTGCGATACCTTTAGCTATGTCGATGCCGTGCCAGGAGAAGAAGAAGCATTCTCTGTTGTTACCTTAAAACTTAGCAATCCGCTTAATTTTGTCACAGGGACCGCGCCAACCCGTAGACTCACGGCGGCCCAAGTCGGGCCACTGCCATCTAGCGGAGGGATTTCGTTTTGACATTTTGGCGCAAATGGTCTGGCTTGCCCTGGAAACTTGGCGCAGACCCACGGGACGGTCGAGCAGCCTGCTGCTTCAGGACTGCCCAGGCGGTACGTCAGGAGCTGGGAATGTCCTGGCCGGCAGATCGTATGCGGAGCTGGTACACGGCGGCTGAGCGGGGGCACTGGAGGGAGCTGGACGAAGACTGGACCGAGCTGACCGAACCTATCGAGAAGCCTGAGGCCGGCGCCTTGATCCGCTTCGACCGGGGAGATGGTTCCTTTGGCGTTGGAGTGCTTCCTAATGCAGACACATTTATTACCGTCAGGCATTATGGCTGCTTAGTTGCCGGTCCCGTCAACGCTTGCGGCTCACTTAAACTTTTTCGCTTGCTGTGATTAAGTTACTCCCTTACGAAAAACGCCTTGCTCAAATTCTGGGCGTATCTGAAGATGCGTACCGGGAATGGAAGGCAATTACGCTAAGGGAGTCAGTAGAGCGGCCTGCTGCTGCCGAAGGGCCAGTATGCGGGCCATTGGTTCCTGTACTTGTTAATTTAGCGATCTCAGTTGGCGTATCGCTACTGTCTTCGCTGCTGTTTCCAGCACGGCAACAGTCGAGAATCACTACTACCAGAAAAAGCGGTACTCCAACAACTAACAACCAACGATCTTCGCCGCGCTTCGGGTTTGACTCGATGCAGGAACCCGCCAGGATCGGGCAGTTCGTTCCTGTAGTAATCGCCAAGCGCGAGAACAACCTTGGCGGCGTTCGTGTCGCAATGCCGCTGCTCTGGTCGCAGATGCTGGCAAATAACGGCTCAGTAATGTTTCGTGGCATTTTTCTTGGCGGCACCGCTGGAATGCCGGCAGATGCTTGGGATCAAAGGGGTTGGGCGTTTGGGAATAACACGCTTGGCGCTTATGCTTACACCGGCACAGCGTTAAGTCAGGGAGCGCGATATTCCATATACTTTGCGCCTAACGGTGGGCGGATTAACTCAACCCAACTCATTGCCGGCAGGAGCGCAAACAGAGATCCCGGCAACTCGCAAAACAGTGGCGGCCAAGATGTATTTGCGCTTGAAACCACAAGCGGTCAATACAAGACAGCATTTTGCATGAGCGAAACGCCATCAACCAGTACAGCGTTTGGCCTGTACGGTTGGTGCCCTAACGCGATGATGCACAGGCAACCAGTAACAATACAGCCAACCATCGTAGCAAGGATTGACGATGACGACAAGGTACGCACTGATGACGATGCAGCGGCCTTGGTAGAGGCATGGAAAGGTAAATTCTATTGGTCAATGCGAAGCGGGTTGCGCAAGCGCAAAGCCAGTGGTTCTTCGACGTGGACGACTCCTGCGACCGGCGACTATCAAATCGTTACACAAAGCGTTGCTGTTGGCGATTCGCTGCTCTACGCGATCAACGGCACTACTGATGCTAAGACAAAGATCCGATTTAATACCACCAATTCACGGGTCATAGATAACGATGCGGAGTCCGAGGCGGAAATGGGCGGCGTTGCGGCTGCTGTTGCCGGCGTGCAAAACTCGGCAGATTCTGCCTTGATCCCCAATGAACTTTACAGAATAGGCAGTTGCTGGGCAATACTCGAAGAGAGAATATCGGAAAGCCCTAGCGAGTCGATCTTC